GAGGCTTTAAACAGAAACCGAGTGCGGCAGATCCTTTGGTAATCACACGTACTTTAAGTGATTCAGCCAAACCGATGGGCTTAACATAATTAGGTTCTTGCAATGCCTTAGCACGAACAAAATTCATAAGCTCACCAAACCGCTGCTCTAGTGAAGTGGCGTCACATTCGATGATATAGGGGGGCGCGCCAATAGCCTCCTCATTTTCATCATCGATGGCTCGAGTGTGAAATCGCAATAGTGAAGGGCGATCAACCTTACCTTCATCAAATATTTCGTCTTGATGAAGCTTATAGTCATTGGCAAACTCCTTTGCATAACGGCGTATGCTTTGAAAGGACCCACCACCATCTACACTATCGACATAAGATGCCGCAGTGGAAGGGAAGAAGGGACTATAACGATCCTTATCGGTATAAGGTCTTGTGAAAAGTTCGCGAACAGTACGACGAAACTGATTTTCACAAGAGGCGCGATCCAGCATTATTTCAATGCCGGGTGTCACAAGCGCATCGATATCAACATCGATGAGATGGGGGTGAACAAAACGCGAAGGATCGAAGATCTGATCCACGGTCAAATCAACCGAGGGGATCTTGCGTTCATCAGTCAAAGCTTTGACGGTATTGATGATAGTAAGATCAACCAATTCTTTTGATGGGCGAGGACAGCCCTTCTTTAATTGATTGATACTGGTGAGAAACTCACCAGCCGTGTCGCTATCACGGATTAAACGATTAGCAAACCTACCTGCCGTACCACACGCAAGTAGACGTGGATTATCGATAAACTCCCAAGGTTTTTGAGGGGGTTCCGCGTACTGTTCAGTATGAGAGTGGAAGAAAATCGCAAATTTATATTTCGCAAATTTCATCCATGCATCACGACCATGCCCCGAACAGATCGAAGTCCAGTGTTCCAGCGTATGCTGGTAAGCCTGCTGCGCAGCCAAAGATGGCCGCGACTTGCCGGAAAATTGATAGCCAAATATCGATAATAAATCAAATAAGGCGTCAATACAACCAACTATTTCCGTCGACGTAGCAACCTTTGCAATTGTACCATGTATCATGGCCGCTTTTGCAGTAAAGGATGCGTCAGACGACGCGGGTGATGAACGCTTTTCATCGCCCGGGAGAGAGATCTCTACCATGGACCCAACGCCCAATGATGAATTTAAAATTATCATGGGTGCGGAGAGTTTAGGTAAAGTTAGAACGTAAGAATGCGTGTACTTTGTATGCAAGTTTGAAACTGACTAGATTTACT